GCCGGGGCGGGAGCCGGCGAGGGAGCGGAGCCGGAACCGGCCACGGCTGCCGCGGCCGCCAAAGCAGCAGGCGAGACAGAACCCGCCACCTCACCGGCAGCGTTCGCAAGAAGGGACATCACTACTCTCCTGGTTGGACCGGATCAGAGCCGGCTGACTTCCGCCCTGAAGGCGGCGAAGGCCTCGAGCGGATCGCCGATCGCATCGGCGAGCCCGAGCGTGACGGCCTCACGGCCGGAGAAGACCTGCGCCTCGGTCGCCATGGCGGCCTTGGCGGTCAGGGCCTTGCGGCGCCCGCCGGCGACGACCTCGGCGAAGCGGCTGCGGACCTGGTCGAGATCGGCGCGGATCCTGTCGGCGACGTCGGTCGACAGCGACTGGAACGGATTGCCGTCGACCTTGTGCGCGCCGGAGGAGATCAGCGTCACCTTCACGCCCGCCTCGTCCAGCATCGCCGAATAGTCGACGTGCATCACGACCGCGCCGATGGAGCCGGCGAAGCCGAATTCCGGCATGACGATCTGGCGTGCCTGGCTCGCCAGCAGATAGGCGGCCGAGCAGGCGCTGCTGGTCAGGATCGCCATAGTCGGCTTCTCCGCCGACAAGCGGGCGAGGTCGGCGGCCGTCTCGAAAACGCCGGAGACGGCGCCGCCGGGGGAATCGATCTCGAAGACTGCGGCCCTGACTGCATTGTCGCGGCGGGCGCGGGCGATTTGCGTGCGCAGCCCCTCATAGGAGGTTTCGCCGCAGTCCATGCCGATCCAGCTGCCCTTGTGGACGAGGGCGCCCTCGATCTCGATGACAGCAACGCCGTCGATCACCGGGAAAGCGTTGCGGCCCTCGCGCTGCAGGCGGACATCGAGGCGCTGCGGCAGGATGCCGGCGCGCGGCTCCAGATCGGACTGGCCGGCGACAACGACGGGCTTGCCGAACAGGCGCGGGCCGAGGGCCTGCATCATGATGTGCGCGCGGGCTTCGTCGATCGCGAGCGGTGTGTTGAGCAGCTCGGCGGCGACGCGGGACAGGAACAGGCTCATGGTGCCTCGCTCTCGGAAGGATCCTGCTGCGGCTGGGCGGAACGGGCCGCAACGCGCTGGATCACCGTGGCGCGGGTGAGCTTGCGGTCGGTTAGCTCCTGTTCTTCGCGGGCGATCTGGTCGAGCACCTCCTCGTAGTCGAGGCCCTGCTCGGCGCATTCCATCTCCAGCGTCGAGACCATGGTCTCCATGCGGAGCGCGGCGGATTCCGCTTCCTTGACCGGGTCGACATAGCCGCGGCCGGGACCGATCCAACGGCCGGCGAGCCAGGCAGCTGGCTCATCCCAAAGATAACGGCAGCCCTTGGGCGGGCGGATATAGCCCTTGTCGACGGCTTCTTCGATCACGCAGAGCGCCATCGGAATTGGGCCCTGCTCGACGAACTGCGCCACCTTGCGGCGGACGCCGCGCCAGGTCTCATTCATCAGGCTGCGCGAATTCGAGTAGTTCATCCGCTCGAAGTTCAGCAGGACCTGCTGGCGCGACATGCCGGCGGCGGCGCCGATGTGGTCGACGAAGACGTCGTGGAAATCGCGCATCGCCGCGGTCTGGCGCGGCGTGCCGTTCATGGTGATCTTGTCACCGACCGGCAGGACCGGAATGCGGACGCCGCCAACCTTGACGGGATTGCCCGTGTAGTAGTCGATGCGCCGGTCGTTATAGGTGTTGCCGGCGTCGACGACGGATTGAGGATCCATCGACGCGGCCACCTCGGCGAATGGCATGTTCGACTCGATGAAGGCCGCATGCAGCGCGTTGACCGCGGCCGCCGCGATCTCCAGATCCGACCAGCGATCGACCATGCGCAAGCGCGGTATCATCGACGCGAAGGGCGAGATCGGCCGGTTCTGGTCTTCCCGCTCCGGCTCGAAGATATGCATGAAGACTGGCCGGCCGTGCGCCATCTCGCGCGGCACCAGTTCCCAGCTCGCCGGCGAATAGCCGAAGCCGTCGCCCGGGTGGCGATTGCGGATGTAGTAGCCGACAGGGGCGCCATAGCGGTCGATCGCGACACCGCCGCGCAGGGTCTGATCGTCGCGCCGGCCGACCGGGTTGCTGAGACGCTCCGGATCGACGGCAAGAAAGCATGTCTCGTAGGGCCCCTGGCCTTCGCGCCAGGTCGAGACGACGCAGGCTTCATTCAGCTTGCAGACGCTGCGCGCCGACAGGCGATAAAGCCCATTCGTCGAGACCTTGCGTTGCGCATCGGAACGCTTGCGCGGGTCGTTATAGTGACGGGCGAGCTCGCGCTCGATCTGCTTGCCGAGATCCTGCGCCTGTTCGCGGGTGATGCCGAGCGTATCGGCATGGGGCTTCGACGAGAAGCGCAGGCCTGCGCCGACGATCATGTCGACGAGACGGGTCAGCGCCGCGACAGCAATCGGGTTGTTGCGCGCGAGATCCTCGGCGCGGTCGGCGACGACGCGACGATCGCGCAGTACGGCGCCGTCACCGGAGAGGGTCGGCGGGCGCCAGTTCGCCAGATCCTGCGAGCGCAGATCGGCCGCGCGATAGGCCGAGGCTGCCGCCGCTGCTCGCAACGGCGTCTGTCCGTCCGGCCCGACCAGCGCGGGCAGCGCGAGCGGCTGCATCAGAAGGCGAAGCCGATCGCGCCACGATGCGGGCGCCCCTCTTCCTTCGCCTTCAGATCGTCGATCCGCGCATCCAGCCGTTGGAGGTTCGGCGGAGCGAATTCGACGCGGTGCGCATTCGGCGTGACCATGACCGAGGTCGCCTGGTCGCCGCGCAGAAGGCGGTCGCGCGCGGCCTCGAGCTCTGCCAGCGTTTCAGCATCGGTTGCCATCATCAGTCCTGTTGGTTGTTGAGCGCGGCGAGCCGCGCGAACATGTCGTTCTGCGGCTTCGCCGGCGCGGCGGAGGCCGGCGGCGGAACCCCGTCGAAGAGATCGGCGACGCCCTCGGGCGGGGCGAGGCGTTCGCGCCATTTCGCCCATTGCTGCGGGCCCATGGTGTCGACGCCGAGTTTCCAGGCGAGAGCGCGACAGCCGACGACGATGTCGAGCGCTTCGTTGGCCCAGCCGGCCCGCTTCATCCAAATGCGGTGATCGCCGGGCTTCTCGTGCAGCTTGCGCCGGGCATTACCCTTCGCTTCCTGCGCCGGATCGATGCAGACCTCAGCGGTCAGCTGGCGGCAGTAAGCCTCGTCGACGATCTCTTTCGGCAGCCTTAGCGTGCCCGGGAGCCAAGCGCCGCTTTCCGGCAGGCCGGCTACGAACTGGCGAAGGCCGCGATAGACCGTGTGCTTCAGGTCGAAGACGCCGGTCGGATAGACGATCGCCTTCGACAGGACCCGCCCATACTTGTCCTTGATCGGCAGCCGCTTCGGCGTACCGACGATGGGCGCGGTCTTCTTTTCCGCGCCCTCCAAGGCCCAGAGCTTGTGACCACGGCCGGATACGATGCTGCGAACCCAGTTCGACCAGTTCGAACCGTCGATGCCCCAGCGCGCGATGTCGAGGACGCCGCCGGTGGTCGCCGGCCAGGTCCTGGCGAGCAATTCGTCTATGCCGGCGAGGGCCTCGACCGTCTCCGGTGCGAACGGGATGATGCCGCGGTCAAGCAGCACGCCCTGCGCCTGCGGCCCCCAGACCCACACGCCCCACTCCAGGCGGTCGCCCTGCAGGTCGATCATGCCGGTTGCGAGCGGATGATCCGCGGTCGCGATGCCCGCCCTGATCTCTTCGCGGGCGGCGTGAAGCTTCTCGTGCTCGACCTCGCCGGCGCCGTCTTCCCAAGCGCGACCGAGCGTCTGCTGCGTGAAGACCTTGAGCAGAACCGGCGATTCCTTGGCCTTTTGCCAGTTCTCCCAGATCGACTGCCAGGTCTCCGCCGGCGAATAGGCGGTCCAAAGCTCATAGCTCGGTTCGAACTCGCGGCAGCGGCCCTCCTTCGGGGCGCAGCGATAGCGGTCCAGCTGCGCGGGCGCGATGAAGTCCGGTACCGCAACGGGCTCCGCTTCCGGGTCATCCTCCGATGGGATCGGCCGGGCCGAGATCCACTCGCCGCGGGCGAGCATCTCCTCCTTGTGGCACTCCTCCATCAGGCAGCCGCAGGAGAGGCAGGCGAAGGATGCCAGGAAGGCAGTCGATTCAGAGGGCGGCTGCAGCGCCTCCTCGGTCAGGACCTGAAAGGTCCCGCAATGCGGGCACGGCACATAGCGCCGGCGCCGGTCGCCCTCCTCATTGGCCGCCGTGATGCGGCAGGTCGCCTTGTGGCCGGGCGTGCCGGAGACGAGGCGCTTGAGGTTCTGCGTATAGGCCTTCTGGCGAGCCTTGCCCTGTTCAAGCGGATCGCCACGGCCATCCGTATCATAGGGATAGCCGGTCACCTCTTCGGCGATCAGGTACTTGACCGAGATCATCTGCAGCCCCTTCGACGAAGAGGCCGTGACGATCTGGTTGAAGCCGCCGGCGAAGCGCTTGAAGGCGGCGGTCGAAGCCGCCTCGTCGCGCTGGTTCTCCTTCTTGACCCGCAGCCGGATCTGCGGGCTGGCGTCGATCGTCGGCTGCAGCTTGACCCGGTTGTACTTGATCGCTTCGTCCTGAGACGGAAGCATGGTCAGCATCGGGCCCGGCGCGCGGTCCACGATGAAGGTGAACCAGTTGACGCCGACCTCGGTCTTCGCGGTCTGCGCTGCCCATTTCAGCGTGACCTGGCGCGCCGGATGGTCCGGATGCAGGCAGTCCTGCGGCTCGCGGACATGCGGCATCCGGTCGGTGCGCCAGTCGCCCGGCCAGGGCGAGCCGGATTCCGGCGATACCTTTCGGTAGCGATCCGCGTGCTGCGAGACCGTCAGCTCCTCGACCGGCTCCGCCTTGCGGAAGAGCGCAGTCAGGAGAAGGCGGCCGGCGCGCGTCGCGACGGCTTCAGCCAGCATGGAACCTCATGTGGCGGACGGGCCGACCTCCGGCGGCAGGACGTCCTCGAGTGCTTTGCGGAACGCCGCCAGCGTGCTGCGCTTCAGCTCGCGCAGGCCAGGGCGGATATAACGGGCTTCCGACCTGGTGCGGCGCGCGATGTCGTCGACCGCATCGCTCTCGCCCTTGTCGAGCGCGGCGGAGAAGGCGGCGATGGCAGCCTCGGCCGCCTTCACAACCTCGTCCACTGGCACGACCTGGCCGCGCTCCAGCGCGCGCTTCTCTTCCTCGCGCTCCAGCTCGATCTCATCAAGCCGCGTCTGGATCTGGCCGCGGCGCTCCTTATGGCTCGCGACCGTCTTCGCCTCGGCATAGGGCGCTGTGCTGGCGCGCTCGACGCGGATGTTGACCTGCCGATGCTTCAGCAGAGCATCGACGTCGATCAGCGTCTCGCGGCCCTCGCGCTTCGGATTGAACTCGGTCGCGTAGCGCATGACGTAGCGCGACAGGGTCGAGCGATCGACCTTCTGGCCCTCGGCCGCCGATACGATCTCCGCCGCTTTCGACAGCGACACGAAGCGTGCATCCGTGCTCAAACCCGTGACGATCCGTGCATCAGTTCACGCGTCCCGGCAACTAGCGAAATCCCGCGGGTCAAAGAACCCGCTAGGCGGGGGAGCCCCGGGAAGGACCCGTGAAACACTTTCGTGAAACAATCGCGCGATGCGGCGCGTGAAACATCGTCGTGAAACATTCATGATGACCGTTCAGCGGTTCCGCCGCGACGGAACGGTCTGCATGTAGGTGGCACGAGCGGCGCGACGCTTCATCGCCCGAACGTCCAGCCCCTCGACGACAACCCAGAGCTGGTGTGCCATCTCGGCCGGAAGTTCCGCGGCGACGCGGTTGAACTCGGCCTGCGAGCGCTGATCGATGAAGGCCATCGGCAGCATCACACCCGCCACCGAGCGGAAGCCCTGGCGCCTGCCCTTGCCGACGCCATAGACGATCCTGCCACCGAGGGTACCCCGGCGTTTCGCCGCGTTTCCGGGCTGAGAACTGGGCCGCCCGGTCTTGGCCTGAAAGGCGATAGGGAGATGTTCCTCCCCCTGCACCCAATCGTTCGGGACCACGCCGACCCGGACGCCCTTATGCGTCTGGACGGTCGGAAACTCCTTCAGATTGATGGTGCCCCTGGCAATGATGCCGTAGCTCGCCGGGCCGAGCATCCGCCCCCTGATCCTGCGGCGCACCTCGCGCAGCTTCGTGCCGAGCATGTCGCGCACGGCGCGGGTCATCAGGCCACGGGCCTTTTCGCCCTTGCGCTTGACGGCGCGGCGGATCGCGATCGGGGCGCGCTGGCCGGCGGCGGCATAGAGGTTGCCGAGATAGCCGAACTGTCGCCCGTCGCACCGCAGCAGCACCGGACCGGTCAAGCGCGCCTCCCATGAAAAACGCCGCCTCGGTGCGAACCGGGCGGCGTCTTGCGATCTGATGAACCGTCACTGGTCTATGTCAAATTCCAGTCGCAGTGCAAGCGGGCACGCATCACATCTCAACACCATTGAAGTCGATGCCCTGCTGTTTCGCCCGAACAATCAGCTGCTGCTCAAGACGCCGAGCCTCGGCCAGATCCTCTTCGGCATAGCGCCCGCCGGGCGGATAGACCGCTTCGACGCGCAACCGGACCGCGTGGCGCGCCATCTGGGCCTTCAGTTGCCGGTCGGTTTGCCGATGCGCCTTCGCGAGCAGATCGGCGAATTCGGCGTCCGCCCGCTCATAGCGGTCGATCCGGACCCCGAACAATGCTCCCAGATTGATCATCTCTCCCTCCACCGTCATGATTCTATCGCCGAACCGGCTGCCTGCCTATTCCCAAGGCCGCGCAGGTCGGGCGCTCTGCTGAACGACATGCCCCGTCAGCACGCCCGGCACCGCCAGTGTCCGGCGGACTTCGTCGAGCGCTGCGAACCACACCTCGTATTCGGCCCGGTCGACGGCCGCGAGCATCGGATCGGGGGTCAGCACCATCTTTTTGTAGGCGTCGTGCCAGGGCCGGCGCGACTTCGGATTGAAACCGTCAACCTCGCGCTCCGCTGTCGTCACGCCTTCGCTGATCAGCACCTTCCGGAACCACGCCGGCTTGCCGTTCGTGCCGAGCACGAAGCTGGCGACCGGCGCCTTCGCCTGCCAACTCGGTTGGCTGCGCATGATCGCATGATGGCGCACCAGCTCGGCCGGGCGCTGGCGGAAGCGCTCATCACCAGCCCGGTCGCGCGTCAGGATACGCCCGCGCGCGCGGCCAACGCAGTCGGCGATATCGGCCGCGGCGAGGTTCATGTCGGCCAGCGGGTTCCAGTCGTCGGGAAAGCCGATCTCCCAACGATCCAGCGCCGATATCGCGGCATGGGCGGCGAGCGCGTCGGGATGCGGCGGGCCGCAGTCGATCGCGAGCGGCAACACGCCATAGCTGTTCGGCCGCCCGTCGCTGACGAGATCGGCGAGCAGCAGCCCCTGCTGCGAAACAGCGTCCCAGCCATTGCCGAGCCCGGCCATGAAGTTCGACCCGGCCACGGCCGTTCCCGTCGCCTCTGACTTCGGCAGTTCCTCGACATAAGCCCAGGACAGGAAGGCTTCGATCCCGATGGTTTTCATGCCGCGGCTCCCATTGGCAAACCTGTCAAACCTTTGAAGAGAAGAAGAAGGAAGGTTTGCCACGCCAAGCCCTTGAAAACGCTGGACTTGGCAAACCTGCCAGACCTGACAAACCTGTTTCGCTCCGCCGGCCCTCTACTTGGCCCGCGAGAGCGGGAACGAAGCGATTTTTACGCCTCGGTTGCGCTGCCGTTCCCATACACGCCGCGCATGCGCGCGGACCCCTCAAAAAGGTCTGACAGGTTTGACAGGTCTGCCAGAGCCTTTGTTTTCAAGGGCTTGGCGTGGCCAACCTTGTCGCGCTGGCAAACCTCAAGGTCTGCCAGCGGGCGCGAGAAAGGCGATTCACCCCTACCAACCCGATCCCTCCCGCGGCTCGGGTTCTTGCGGCCACGGCACGGGCTGTTGCAGGGCGGCCTCGAAGGCGGCGCGGCAGTCATCGAGCGGCGGCATCAGCCAGTGCCAGATGCGCCTCGTTTCGCTCGGATTCTCGTCGGTGCACTGGCGCTTGCTGTCGAGGCCGGGAACGAGCTTCTGCAGCTTCATGCCGAGCTCGGTATCGGCGGATTTGCGCTTGATGCCGATGCGGTCGGCCGTGGCGATGTAGTCGTCGGCAAGCCATGCCTTCGGGATGGCCGGCAGCCAGTCATCGCATTTGCCCGTCGTCGTTCCGGACATCAGCCGGCCGAACCACCAGCTCTCGACCGACGACAGCGAGCGAATCTTCTGTTCTAGCAGCGCGTCAGTGCGCGGAATCGAGCGCAGTTCAACGGTCGAGAGATCGAAGGCGAGGAGATCGGCCAGCAGGGCCTGGCGCCCGCCATTGTCGAGCTCCTCGTCCATCTGCCGGAAATAGTCGAAGTTCTCCTTGACGGTGTCGCCGACGTCGAAGACGGCGAAGCGGCGCTCGTCCATGCCGGCCGGCACCACCCAATCCTCATTCGAGGTCATCAGGATCCGCACATAGTTCACCAGCCGGATCGGATCGATGCCCTTCGCCTCGATCATCTGCCAGCGCGAGGTGATCAGGCCCTTCAGCCGCCCTTCCGCCGCCTTGTCGCCGGCCCAGACGGCCTCTTCCGCCTGCAGCAGCAGGCAGGCCGCCATATGGGCGTTGAACTGGCCGGTGATGTAGCGGGGATCGTCGACCTGAAAGTGATGGTCTTCGATCAGCGAGCCGATCACCTCGCCGGGCTTGGTCTTGCCGGTGCCCATCTTGCCGCGCAGCACGACGGCCGTGCCGACGCGCTCGCGCGGGCGCTGCACGAGATGCGCGAACCAAGCCCACAACCAGGTGAAGCGCTTCAGGTCGCCGCCGCAGACATTGGCGAGCAGGTGATCCTTGAAAATGACGTAGGAGCCGGCGCCGGCCTTGGGCTCGACTGCGAAGCCGCGCCAGAGGTTGAGGTAGCCCGGCGTCCCCGGCGCGTGCTGCGGGTCCGGGTGGAACTCGATGCCGTCGAAGCTGCGGCGGTTGCGGTCGCGCAGCCAGCGATCGGCATAGGTCACGGTCTTGAGCTTGCCATCGGCGCCTAGGACCTGCGTCACGCGGTTGAGATAGAGCGCGCGGAAGGCGTCGAGCCCGAGCACGCGCACCCGGTCCTCGACCGGCGCCTTCGGCTGCTCGCGCACCATCACCGCCTTGGAGCCCATCAGGACGAGCGCCCATTCGCGGTTCAGCTTGTCGGTGTCATAGCCCCAGGCGGCGGCTTGCACCGTGCCGGCCTCTTCATCCGATTCGTCCCGGTCTCTCCCGCGCTTGGGTTTGGCGGCCTTTTCGGGCTTCTTGCCCTTGCCGCCGTCGAGCACCTTCAGCACCGGCAGCTTCGCCGCCTTCAGCCGCTGGTTCAGCTCGCTGCGATAGGCGTCCGCGACGTCGAAATCGCCGATCGCGTCGACCCGCTCTCGTACCGACTTCACCAGCGCCGCCTTGCGCTCCGGCCGGTCGAGCGGGCCGGCTTCCGCCAGCATCCGCTGCCAGGCCATCTCGATGAAGGGCAGGGCGGAGGCGGCAACCCGCTCCAGCGCGGCGAGGGCCCAGGCCCCGCCGAGTTCGTCCGCGGGCGTCTCACCGTCCCAATGCGAGGTTTCGACCCAGCGGGCGGCGAGGCGCAGGGCTCGCGCCACGATATCGGCCGGATCACACCCGCGGGTCAGCTGCGCGAAG